GACTGATCGCCCGCATGGCGCGCACATCGCTCTCGCAGTATGCCACCATCTCGGCCATCAGGTCGGCGTCATCGCGGAAAGTGCCATCAGCCTGCGGGATAGACAACAGCCGAATGAGTTGCTTGCCGCGGTGGTCCTTGCGCATCGACGCGCCGGAAAAGCGGCCCACGTCCTCCAGACTGCCGGGCGCGCAGTTGGCGCGCGCCTGCGCAGCGGTGCAGTAGAACTGCTCCAGCCGGTAGTCGATCTGGAGGACATACCAGAAGATCAGCCGCTCGAACGCGGCGTTGTGGGCGCGTATCTGGCCCTTGTGCTTGGCAACGTCCTGCGGGAAAGGCTGGCCGGGCAGCCACGTCCGCACCTCGTCGTTGTCGAAGGCGTAGGACATGCACAGCACCTCGGTGCTTAGGTCCATCGCGTAATTGTAGACGCCGCGCTCGGGCAGATTGCACCGGCTCCGGCTTTCAAAATCGATCCAAAGAATAGTCACGGATGCCTCACTTCATCCGCTACTCGCCGGGCGAGCGGGGAATAGGCCCGCCCGGCTTTCGCTCCCCCTGTTACGCTACAGCGCGACGACGACGGCGAGGTGCCTCGGCCTCGGGCGCATCATCTTCAGGAGTATCATCGCCCTCGGCAGCAGCGCCGTCAAGGCCGGTCCACTTCACCACCTCGAACACGGGCGTGTAGATGCGCCCGTAGGACTTGTGCTGGTAGTGCTCCTTGCGCAGACGGACGATAGGCACAGGGTTGTCCTGATCCTTATCCACCTGCTCGGCGATGGCGATGGCCAGCGCCTGCACGGCCTTCTTGCCGCCGACCGAGGTGGCCGAGTAGCGGGCCTGCATCCCTTCGTCCTCGCCGTTGGTGCATGCCAGCGTCATGCCGACCTGCATTTCCCAGCCGCGCTTGGACGCAGGCGGCGCCGGCTCCAGTTCCGGCAGCGGTTCGGCCACGCCGACCATCTTCTCGGCCAGCACTTCGCCGTCGCCCCAGCAGATGTAGCCGTGGACGAACGAGAACGGGTTGACGGCCCACAGGCTGTCGTCCTCGACCTCGGTCTGATCCGCGCCGAACACCCAGTGGCCGGTCTTGTCCATCTTGAGGATGACCATGTTGGCCGCAGCGCCGACTTCGTTCTGGATCGAACGCAGCGCCGACGACAGCGACTTGACCGACGGCAGATTGGCCCCGCCAAACTTCGTGACTTCATTCGACATTACTTTACCTTTCTTCGTTACTGGATTTTGGCCATAGCCTTCGACAGGGTCTGACCGATCTGCAACACCGCCGGACGGGGATCGCTCTCCGGCGCGAGGGTGCTACCTGTTGAGACAGCGGGGGCAAGTTCCGCTGGCAATTCTACCTTGGCCTTCTTCAAGACCTTCTCGACGTCTGTGATCGTCGGCAACTTCTTCACGTAAGGCGTGACGCCTTGGCTCTCCAGCCATGCGGCGACCTTGGCCTCGTTAGCAATCCACTTGCGGGTCGCGCGCTTGGGCACCAGCTTCCAGCCGGGCACGGCGTGGCCCTCTTCGAGCATCCCGTGCGCCAACTGCTGCAAGTCCTTGATGAACGCTTCGATCATCGGCACCTGTTCCAGATAGCGGCCGATCTGCTCGGCAGGCAGCGCCTCGATCTTGGCCTTGACCATGCGGTCCACAGCGCCCGTCATCAGCGGGCAGACCGGCTTGGCCGCGCACCAGCGGCAGTGGTCGCCCGCTGCCAGCGGCGCGTCGGGCTTGAGCGCGACCTTGACCGCCGCGACCAGTTCCTGCTCGAACGCCGCCACGCGGGCAGGCGTCGTCAGCCAGCGTTTGATGCTCGGCGGCTGGACGATGATCAGTTCGATGGCGTCGGCGTCTTTGAACACCCACTGGGTTTCCGGCGTCCGCATGGCAGCAGCCGCGTAGAACAGAAGCTGCGGGTTTTCTTCCGCGCTGACTGCCACGCCATCGCCAAACTTCCAGTCAAGCACCACAGCGCGGCGGCCAATGCGACCCAGAAGATCAGTAGAGCCGAACACGTCAGGCAGAAGATCGCCAAAACCGACCCTGCTTTCGACCGCATATTCCATCTCTCCCTTGGGGTCGATTTCGTCCAGCGCGTCCAGCGCCAACCACAGCTTGTCGTCGATCAGGTCTTGGGTCAGCACCACGTCGTTGTGCTTGCGCCCGAGATGGTCGGCAGGCTTGCCGCCCTTGTCGAGAATGTCTGCAATGGTGTCGTGCAGGAGCGTGCCTTCGTCGGCGTAGCTGCTGCTGGGTTGCGGCGGCATCTTGTCCACCAGCGCCACACTGCCGGGGCAATTGATGACGCGCTTGGCGGTCGAGCCGCCGACGATCCTACTGTGCTGCATGACTGTACCTTACTTTACTGTTTGGGAGGCCCACCATACACGACACAAAAAGTAGGTCAATTGTTGATTTGCAAAAAATTTTGGAGTAGCCGTCTCGCATGACCGAAGCAGAAATCGAACGCTATTTCGTGCAGCGCGTGAAGGCGCTGGGCGGTTACGCCTACAAGTTCCGCAGCGTCTCGCAGCGGGGCGTGGCCGACCGCATCGCCTGTATGCCGAACGGCGAGGCATGGTTTGTGGAGTTGAAGAAGCCCGGTGGTCGGCTGTCGGCCTTGCAGGAAATCTTCGCCATCGAGATGCACCACACCAAGCAGCACTACGCCTGCCTCTGGTCGAAGGAAGGGGTGGACGAGTGGTGCAAGCGCTTCGCCTGAGACCCTACCAAGAGGACGCGGCTGACTTCCTGTACGAGCGCGACCGCGCGATGATCCTCGCGCCGGTCGGCGCGGGCAAGACGGCGATCACCCTGACCGCCATGAAGGCGATGCTGGAGGACGGACATGTCAAGCGGTGGCTCGTGCTTGCGCCGAAGCGTGTGTGCACCGACGTCTGGCCTGTCGAGCAACCCAAGTGGGCACCGGGAGTTACTCTGCGCGTTGCAGTCGGAACCCCCGCCGAACGTGCCGATGCTTGGAACAGCGGCGCTCAGGTTGTCGTCACGAATTACGATAACCTTCAGGCCGTGCGCGACCTGTCCGCTTTTGACGGGATCGTCTTTGACGAACTCACGCGCCTGAAGAACCCCGGCGGCAAACGCTTCAAGGCGCTGGAGAAGCTGATCGGCCCCATCAACGTGCGCTGGGGGCTGACCGGCTCGTTCACGTCGAACGGCCTTGAGGATGTCTTCGGCCAGTGCAAGATCGTGGACCAGTCGCTGCTGGGCCGCGCCAAGGGCGCGTTCATGCAGCAGTATTTCATCTGCATCAACCGCGACTTCGGCCAGTGGATACCGGCGCACGGCGCGCTGGAGCAGGTCATGGCCCGCATCCGCCCGGCCACCTATGTGCTGGAGCCGGGGGAGTATAAAGACAAACTGCCGCCGTGTCACGTCGTCGAGGTGCGCACGCAGATGGACGACCGCGCGCCCTACGAGCAGATGAAGAAGGACTACGTCGCGCGCTTCGGCAGTGAGCAGGTCATCGCGCAGAACGCTGGGGCCGTGACGAGCAAGCTACAGCAGATGGCGTCCGGCTTCACGTACAACCGCGGCGGCGGGGTGGAGAGCATCTGGTTCAGCACGCACAAGTTCGACCGGCTGGCCGAACTGCTGGAGGAGAACCAGCGGGCGAACACCATCGTCGCATACAGCTACCTAGAAGAACTGGCCGAACTCAAGCGCCGCTTTCCGCACGCGCAGACGATGGACGACGAGGACGTGATCGAGCGCTGGAACCGCGGCGAGGTCGAACTGCTGCTGGTCCATCCCAAGTCGGCCGGTCACGGCCTCAACCTCCAGCACGGCGGCTGCCACATGGTGTTCCTGTCGCTGCCGTGGTCGCTGGAGCTATACGAACAAACCGTTGGGCGCCTGCACCGCAGTGGGCAGACGCACGACGTTTGGGTCTACGTCATGCTGACGGACAAAACCATCGACGAACGCATATGGGGCGCGCTGCACGACAAGCGCAGCGTGTCCGATCTGGCCCTTGAGGAATTGAAGAATGGCTAAAGTGTCTTGGCAGACGATTGCCGTCAAACTGCCCGACTATGACGAGGCGACGCTGGAGCGGATGCTGGACGAGGAGGTGCGCGTCTACAAGCGCCCCGCCATCGCCCGTCGCCTGCATCAGCGGTTAAGCAAACTGCGCGTCATGCGCGAGCGCCGCGAGATGTTGAAGGAGATGAAGAAGTGATCGACGATCAATCCGACCCCGGATCGTGGGGCGCGGCGCTGGCGATGAAAGCCGACATGGTCAACCAACCGCCGCACTACAAAATCGGCGGCATCGAGACCATCGACTACATCGAGGCCAAGCTGTCGCGGGAAGAGTTTGCGGGCTACTGCCGCGGGAATGCGCTCAAGTACCTGAGCCGTGCGGGCCACAAGGACGCCACGGCGCAGGAGGTCGGCAAAGCTATCTGGTATCTGGAGCGGTGGAAGGGCAGTCTTGCTCGCACAGACAAGCCCACACAGAGTTATGCACCTCAATCTGGCGCACCGTCTCCGGTCGGTCGATCCGACTATCGTAACGAATGGGATGCGCCACTGCGCAGTACGGACTAACCGCCGGCGGCGGCGTCGAAACGGTTGCGCAGCCGCTCGTTGCGCTCAGGATCGTCAAGCCGAGCAGCGGCTTCAGCCAGATCGAGTTGCCGTTGCACTTCATCGGCTGCTTCCTTCTGCGCTTGCTGCCGTCCCTGCTGCTGCCATTTGGATTGGTCCCACGCCGCCCAGAGGCGGTCCAAGAGCGACAGCAGGGACGACAGAAGTTTGATCACGCCTTGGGCGTTTCCGACAGGAACACAGCGGCGACCCCTGCCAGACCAGCAACCGCCGTGGAGACAGCCGCCCACTGTACGTCCGACAGGCCAAACGCCAGCGCGAGGCCAGCGAAGCCAGCATAAGTACTCGGCTCTTTCAGACGAGCCAAAAGCCAATGCACAAAGTTCATAGTCGTCTCCTATGCTTCGTTGGTGGACACCATGCCACCGGTCATGCGCACCGGCCCACCGATGACGGCTTCGCCGCGGGGCCAGCGCGATGCGACGAGCCGGGACTTGCCCAGCTTCATCACATTCACAGCGTTGGACTGGTTACCGCCCAACACGTAGTAGAAGCCGGCGTCTTCGCCGACGTAGAAGCCGACGTGGCCGCCGCCCTTGCGGTCGAACACGAGGATCGCGCCAGGCGCCAGCCGGTCACGGCGCAGCAGCGCCCCGTAGTCGTCCCACGCCCGCGCCCGCATATACAGCTTGGGGTAGGGCAGCCCCGCCTCCTGCATGCAGTGGGCGACGAACACGCCGCACCACGGCGTCTCGTCGTCGGTCCACCATGCGCGCAGCTTGGTCAGCCAGCCGACGATGGTGCGGTTGTGCTTCGGTCCGGGGGTTTCCCGCAGGCCGACGTAGCTTTCCGCCGTCTGAAGCCAGCGGGGCGTGCTCATTTGAGCCCCAGCAGCGCCAGCAAGATACCGATCAACAGCAGGATGATCGTGCCGGCGATAGTCATACCCATGTTCTCCAGCCGCTTGAGCCGGGCGCAGATGCTTTCGTATCGCAGGGTGCAGATTTCCTCGTGCGTGTTCAGCCGTGCTTCAGTCTGGTCAATCGTCGTCATGTCTGCGCTCAAGTTTACCGTGGTCCGATGTAGTTGCCGTACTCGTCGTAGTCGATGTTGCTGAACGGCCTGTCGGCCCCCGGCACGTCAATTTCAGGCAGCGCCTGATTGATAATCGACTGCGCGATCACGTTACGGATTTCGGCAGGCAGACGGCTGATCGTTTCGGAAATGCGAGCCTTGCCGGGGAACGTCTGCAACATGCGGTTCATGGCCTGACCGCTGGTGAACGCTTCGGCGATCTGGCGCTGCACGCGCGGCGCCATGATTGCCTTCTCGACCTGTTCGGCGCCGACCGCGCCAATCCGCAACGCCGGAAACGGCGACAGCGTAGCGGCGGCGATGCCGCGCGACAGAAGCCCCGGACGCTCACGGACCATCAGATTGGCTGCCGGCCCAGCACCCGCCGTGCGCAGTTCCTGCATACGGTTGAGCGCGCCCATTTCGCCGGCCGACTGCCGCAAGGCCGCCAGCCGCTGGGGGTCGCCGGCAAACGCGCCTGCGATACTTTCCTTCTCAGGGCCGCCCTTCATGATCTTGCTAACCATCTGCGGGCGGTCGCCGCGCACCAGCGCCTCAAACTCGGCGGGTGCGTCCTTGTAGAGACGCAGCGCCTCACCCGCCAACCGCTGACGGTTGACGGCGGCGTAGCCGCGCTCGGACCCTTGGATGAACTGATCGACCAGATCACCTGCGCCGCCGCGGCGCAGCGTGTCGTCGATCATATTGCGCAAGCCCAAGACCACATCTTGCGCGGCTTCAGGCGTGCCGGTGCGCGACGGGCCGCCGGTCATCTTCGTGGACAGCGTCTGCACGATTTCGTTGAGACCCGAGCGGCGGATTTTGCCCAGCGTGCGCGGGTTCAGCATGCCGTTGGCGTCGGTGCCCTTTTCAATCTGCCGGATGACGTTCTTGATGACGCGCTCTTCCATCGAGCCGGCCAAAATTTCCGGGTCGCGCATCTTCTGGCGCAGCGAACCAATGAGGTCCACCGCCCGCATGGGTTGCATACCCTCAGCAGCGAGGTCGTCCACGACATCGTACATATCGTTGGCGAGGCCGCGCAGGCCAATCTGCGCTGCGATAGCTTCGTCGGCGCGTTGGCCGGCCGCGCCAGCAATTCCGCGGGTCTGCTGGATGCGCTCCATGTCGGGGAAGATCGCCGGCATGTCCCCCATCAGTTCCGCCTGTTCGGCGGCGCGCTCTTCCAGATCGCGCATACGCGGGACGAAGCGCGAACCAGTAATTTCGTCTGCCTGTGCTCTAGCAGCTTGCGCGATCCGCTCGGCCTGTGGGACCACGCGGCTGGCAACGCCCGCGCGGCCGTACATGGCCTCGCGGATCGGCTTCATCGCTTCGGTCACGGCCTGACGGCCCTGCCGTTCGGCGGCGCGAATGCTTTCCATCGTCGGGCCGCCCGCGGCTTCAGCCAGACGGGCTTCGCGGGTAGCGGCTTGCGCCTCCAGCGTCGTCCGCATCGGGTTGACGCCCGGCGGCTGGAGTTGCTCCTGCGCGATGCGCCCGAGACCGAAGAACGTGTCCGGCTCGATTTCGGCGTCAACCAGCACCTGCTCGGCCAGACGACGGTCGTCCGGCGACAGCCGCGCGAACTCAGCGCGCGCCGCCTCGACGTTGTCGCCCAGCGCCTCGCGGATAATCTGCGCGGCCTTCTGACGGCTCAACGGCGTACCGCGGTCGCTAACAAGATTAAGAAGAGCAGAGCCGGCGTCAGCCGCGCTGCCGCCCAAACGCTTGAGCAGCGACGCGACCACAGGCAAGCCTGCGCCATATTGGGCTGCTTCACTGACGCCTGCAAGGTCTTGCCCCATGAGCGCAGCGGTCGCCGCCCCACCACCCGCGCCGCCGACCATGCGTTCACCCAACTGGAGCAGCCGTTGCGAGCGCGGCGTCGCCGCGGTCTGCGCCGCCGTACGGCCCGACCCAATACCGCCGGTGCCGATGGCGCGCGTCACGCGCTCGGCGGATTGGGCGACCTTCGGTGCGGCGACCCGCGCGACAGTGGTGCGGACCAACGGTGCCGCCATCGTCGCAGTACGGCCAACAGCGCCTGCGGGCGCGACGGTGCGACCGATTTCGCGGGCTATCGGACGCGGCTGAGTAGCGAACGTGCGAGACACGTCCTCAAAGAAATTACGGCGCTGCCGGCGCGCCGCTTCCATTTCTGCTTCGCTGGCGAACAGCCCCGCAATAGGGTCCGTCACCATTGCGCCGAGATTGTATGCGCCCTCGACGCCGCCGAGCAGCGCCTCGTTGATGACATCCAGCGTTGTGTTGAGAGGACCGGCGCCGCGGAACGTAAAGCCTTGTTGCCGCGGCGGCGCTTTGGGCGCGGGTTTCGGCGGGGGTGCCTTTCTACCGCCGCTAATCGCCGTAACGCGCAACGAGGGAAAATCTTTAGCCGCTCGCTGCTCAATTTGATCGGGCGTCACGCTGTCCGGCACGCCACGGTAAACGTGGGTCTCACCGTTTGATAGGGTGATCGTAACATTCCGCGGCATCGTCGGCCCCTTACCAGTCAGTTACAGTGGCGCCGCCGGCCGTGCGCGACGATTTGCCCTTAGCGGCGCCCGCGGGCGCTGCTGCCGAGCCGCGTTGCGGCACAAAGCGCCCGCCGTACGTACGCTCGTAACCCATCTCAACACGTTCTTTACTTTCTTTGACCCGCTTAATGTAATCGCGCAAAGATTGGCGGAATTTAGTTTCGTCTTGCGCGCGCGCGGTTTTAAACGCGGACTGCTGCAAGAATGTATTTTCGCGGTCGGATACGGGGCCAAGAGCCGCGCCGGTCTTAGCCTCCGCTTTGAGTGTTTGCAGTTCTGAAAAACCTGCAACCGCTATCAGCGAATTATAATCGGCCAGAGCGTTCGCCGCGTCTTGCGACGACAAGCTAAGAAGGGTTTCGGGGATGTTCCCCTGAATGTTGCCGATGATGCTGTCCAGCGCAGGATTGTTAAGCAAATCTTCGGCCAGCTTGATGGTGTTGTCGTACCGAGCCATAGCACTATCCATCGCGGTGTACGCCTCGGCGGCGACCTTTTCACCCTTGCCGGTGCCGGGAATAGCTTCGCCAAAACGAATGTCAGGGGCGCCGGCCGAACCGCGGCCTGCGGGTGCTGCGCTGAAGACATCGCGGACGTATTTTTGCGTCTCGCGCGGCACATGGTTGATCCAACCGTCCGGGCCGCCCTTCTGCAAAGCGCGGCGCACAGCGCCGGGACCAGCGTTATACGCAGCAGCCGCCAGACGTTCATCCCCGAAGTCAGCCAACTGCTTTTCGTAATAGGCTTTGCCAAGCGCAAGATTGTAGTCACGGTCGTTGCGGTAGCGGTTTTCGTCGAACGGCAGACCCGCCAGACGTGCAGCTTCAGGGGCGGTCCCCGGCATGACCTGTGCAATGCCGATAGCACCTGCGGGCGACGTCAGCGGCTTGCCAGAACGATCGAACTGCTGGCCACGGCTTTCCACGCCGATCATGCGGCTAAACGTGTCACCGCCAGCAGGCGCGCTCGGAGCAGGCTTGTCGAAACCGCCGCCGGGCATTGTCTTCGGCATGGGGATGATCTCGCCGTTCGGCCCTTTCACGTAAGTAATGCCGGGCGGCGCCGCGATACGCGAGCCGGGCACTTCCGTGGCCGCGCCCCGACCGTATTCAGGTACGGAAATGATGCGCTGCTCAGTACCCGAAGTTTGTTCGATAAGCTTGCGTTGTGCCCGCTTTGCAGCCTCCACTGTTTTTATGAGTGTGTCTTCTTTCCACACCGCAAACTCCGCAGGGTCCTGCGGCATCGTGGACATAGCGTCTGCCAAAGCCCCTTGAAAAAGGCCATCTTGGAACTGAGGCTGCTGGCCGATACGCTGCGCGATTTGCATTGCTTGCGCCGGGTCCGCCGCGTTCGACAGGCCGGTGTAGACAAAGTTGCTGAAGTCGAGCGCAGTCTTGATCCCCGCCGCCGTGGCTTCAGAACGAGCCTTGTCCATTGCGGGGCCGTGCAGTTCAGCCCTACGGGCTTCTTCAACCCGCGCCAACTCCATCTCCTGCTCCGCTTGCGCCGCTTGGCGCTGCGACGCGCGGCGCTGCGACATCATGTTCATCATCTGCGCGTTCTGCTGGATCGCGCGGCCCATGAAGTCCGTCTGCGGCGCGCGGGCCTGAAGAGCAATTGCTTGGTTAGCCATCATTAGTCTCCCAGATTATAGCCACGGGGGATCATGCCCATAACTGGGTTATTGCTATCGAACCCGTACGGATAGCGCGGGCCGATGCCGCCGCGCGGCGCACCCAAACCGCCGAAGCCCCCTAGCCCGCTACGGTTATACGCATCGGTTTCTGCACGAATGTTGCCCAACTGCGCCTGATACAGCGGGAACTGCATCGCCGCCGACCCGATACCCTGCAACGCCCCGGCCAGCGCGTTCGCGCTGCCGATGTAGCCCGACGCGCGGGCCTGCCCAGCGCCAAGCTGCATCTGGCCGATGTTCTGCGCCGCTTGTCCAGCCGCGCCGGTCATGACGTTCGCGGCCGACTGGCCCGAACCCATCAGCGACTGGAGCGGGTTGAGGCGCGCAGCGCGTTCGATCTGGAAACGGTTAAAGGCGTTCTGATACTCTTGGCTGGCCAAGTCCTGCCCGAACCGCTGGATGCCGCGCATCGTGTTGCCCGACAGCAGACCGCCACGCGCCGCCGCCGACCGCTCCAGCGCCCGCATCCCTTCCTGCTGACGGAAGGCGTAGCCCGGGTCTTGCTCGAAGTCCTGCTGGCCGAACGGCCGCGCCATGCTACCGTAGCCGGGCATACTGGCGTCGCCGCCGATGCCGAGCAACTGCATGATCTGCTGCTGGGCCGTAAGGCCCGCTTGGCGGAACGGCTCTTGCAGTTCGACCTGCCGGTCGAACATCTGGCGCTGGGTCTGCTCGGCGCTCTGCGCCGCGCGCTCCTGTGCGCGACCCGCCCGTCGAGCGCCGCGAGCGGCCATAACGCCGCTGCCAACGGACGCTACGGCGCCGACCGCTGCTGCTGCTGCGATACCCATTCTATACCTCCGCCAGTTGCAAACGGTAGGCAGTGCCGTGTTCTTGCGCGCCTAACCGTTCGTATAGCACGGAAAGTCGCGGGCCGGAACCCCGCTTTCCTGCTTCAAAAAACACCTCGTGCACACCGCGATCTTTCAGCGCCTTTAACGCCGCGCGCTGCAATTTCATCCCCAGCCCCGGCACATCAGGCGACGCATAGAACGTCGTGTTGGTGGCTGCGTTTACGTTTTCGGAAGTGAGAGATGGCGACAACAGCGTCATCAGATACCCGAATATCTTGCCGTTGCAACGGGCCGTCATAATCTGCATCGCCCCGATGTCGTCAAGGTCCTGCATCAGCGTCAGGTTCTTACCCTTCCAGTTGTCGGGGTCTTCGTTGACGAGCATCAAGTGGTTTTCGATCAGCGGCCGCGCATCGCGCAGCCA